GGGATTTCCGGTCCAGCATGGTCAGTCGCTCTTCCTGTTTTTCAAGACGGTCATTGATGTCGGAAATGAAGCCGGCCAGCGCGGTCTTGACCTCACTGGCCGGGCTCTCGGAACAGGGCGCATCCCGCCCGGCCCGAGACTTGCTCTCGGTGTCGCTCATCGTTCTTCCTGAGGTTGGTGTTCTACTGGCTCAGTCGCGGGCCAGCATGCGGCGGGCATCGTCGAACGCACCCGCCAGATCACGCATCAGGGTCTCGTCCGGGGTTTCCCCCTTCGCACCCACCCGCGCTTCGGGAAGCATCGGGAAGGTGACAAGCGACACCTCCCAGAGCTCCAGCTCCGACAAGAGCCTTCGGCCCTTGCCATCCTTTTCGGCCCTCACGGTCCGGTATCCGATGGAAAGGCCGTCGATCGCGCCGGCCTCGACGAGCGCCGCAGCCTCCCGGGCCCGGGCCACATCCGTCAGAAGCCGCCCCTTCACGTAAAGGCCTCTGGCGTCCTCGCGCACCTCGTCCCAGACACCGATCGGCTCGGTGGGGTCGTGCTGCCAGAGCATCTTCACCCGGCGGCCCTCGGCGGCGAGCCGGTTCAGGGACGCCCCGTAGGCCCCCGCCGAAACGACATCGCCGCCAGTGTCCTTCGCCCCGAAAAGCGAGGCGTACCCCTCGATCGTGGCGCCGCCGACGAGCGACAGTTCCGCCTCGGCGGCGCAGAACTTCCGCTCAAGCCCCAGATCCGCATATCCCATGGCCGTCTCCTTCACGCCTGATCCTCGCCCGGAAGGGCGGGCAGCCCCAGAAGCGCACGCTTCTCCGCGTCGGTGAGAAAATCCGCCCCCGCCACGCGCCGCCACTGCGCCTCGCGCTCGGGACCGAGAGCAGGCACCTGGTCGAGATCCGGCGCCAACGTCACCTGCTCGCCGTCGAACCCCGTGAGCCAGCCCGAAAGAGCCGCCGTCACGCGGGTCGCGAGCGGCAGCACCGTCAGCCGGTAGAAGGCCCGGTTCGCCTCCTGGTAGTTGGCGTAGGTCGCATCGCCGGGAATGCCGAGAAGCATCGGCGGAACCCCGAACGCGAGCGCGATCTCCCGCGCCGCCGCCTCCTTGGTCTTCTGGAACTCCATGTCGGAGGGCGAGAACCCCATCGGCTTCCAGTCGAGCCCGCCTTCGAGCAGCATCGGCCGTCCGGCGTTCCGCGCGCCCTGGTGGTGCGCCTCCATCTCCGCGAGCAACCGGTCGTACTGGTCCGTCGTCAGCGTGCCCTGTCCATCCGCGCCCTGGTAGACGATCGCACCGGACGGCCGCGCGGCATTGTCCAGAAGCGCCTTCGACCAGCGCGATGCCGAATTGTGCACATCCACCGCCGCCGCCGCCGCCTGCATCGGAGAGAATCCGTAGTGATCGTCCTGCGGATGGAAGCTCTTGATATGACAGACCGAGGAACCGCCCTCGCCCGCCGCGAAGCGGTGGGTCTTTCCGCCCACCGAATACTCGTAGGCCACGGGCCACCCGTCCGGCCCCGGCACCACGCTCATCCGGTCCGAGCGCAGAACATGAAGCTCCACCGGCAGACCGCCGTCGCCCACCGCCTCGACATAGGCATTCCCCGTCAGGAGAAGCTGCGCGTAGATCGCCTCGAACATCTCCGCCCGCCCCTGCGCGGCATTGGGTGCCGCGAAAAGCCCCAGCCGCGGATGCTCGGCGAACCGCCGCTGCGCATCCTGCAGCACCACCGGCAGCGCGGCAGCCGCCTCGGCGATGAGCTTCACCGACCGGAACCCCACCGGGTTGCCCTGGAACCCGGCCCGCGTCAGGCTCGGGATGTCCCGGGGGCTCCACGCCACGCGGCCCGACCCGCCCCACGCGATCACCGGGCCCGCCGCCGAGGCCTTCACCTCGGAGGGCGCATCCTTTCGCTTCAGAAAGTCGAACATGAGAGACAATCTCCTTTTCCGGCGACGCGTCCCCGCGCTGCCGACCGGCCCCGCAGGGCCCGTTCCATTCCGTTGAATCCAACTCAGCCGAGCGTGCGCACCTGCGGCCGCCGCCACGTTGCGGCAGGCTCGATCATCAGGTCGTGAAGCGCCCAGACAAGCGCATCGACCCGGTCGGGACTGCCCTGGCCCCGGTAGCCCTGCGCCGTCATCTGTCCCATCTCCGCCTCGAGCATCCCGAGCCCCGGCACATGGGTGACCCGGCCCTGCTCGTAGAGCGCGGCCGCCGGCTCGGCCCGGGCGACCTTGCCCCGGCTCGCGCGCACGGCCCGGAACGGCACCAGCGGGTCCACCTGCCGCACAACCTGCTCCACGAGGTCGCCGCCCTGGTTCACCTCCGCCACGATCCGGTCCGCGCCGTGGGCGTGGAACGCCGCCACCGCCGCCCGCGCCCACATCATCGGGCTCGCCCGGTGCACCGTGGCGTCCTCGAGCACCACCGCCCGCCACTCGGGCGGCGGCCCTTCTGTCGCTGCCCCCACCACGACGATCCCGCAACTGTCCGAGTTCGCATTGCCGGTCACCGGAGGGTCGACGGCAACGACGACCCGACCCGGCGTCACGTCTCGCTCCCGCACCGCCCGGTCGAGCGTTTCGCCCGACCAGAGCGCCCCGTCGAGATCGGCGAGAAACTCTCCGTCGAGTTCCTGCCGGCCAAGCCGCGTGCCGTCGTAGCGCGCCCGCACCGCCTCGAGGAACGAGGCTGCGAGAAAGGCCGCGTTCTCCTCGGTCCTCGCCCGCGTCGTCACCGTGGTGGCATTGTCGAGGATCGCCTTCAGGATATCGAGCTTTCTCGGTGTGGTCGTGATCACCTGGCGCGGCCGCTCCCCGAGTCTCAGCGCGAATTGCAGCATGTCCCACGTCGCCTCGGCATTTCGCCATTTGCCCAGCTCGTCGCACCAGGCCGCATCGAACTGCGGCCCCCGGAGCCGCTCGGGGTCATGCGCCGAGAACGCCTGCGCCTCCGCCCCGTTCGGCCAGACGAGCCGCCGCCGGTTCTCTTCCCATGCGGGGCGCCGGTCGGGCGGCGAACAGGCAATGATGCCGCTGTCGCCGAACACCATCACGTTTCTCACCTGCTCGAGGGTTTCCCCCACGAGCGCCACCCGGCTCGACCGTCCGGCATCCCCGGCTTCGGGGCCTTCCACCTCCGCGCGCACCCACTCGGCCCCGGCCCGGGTCTTGCCAGCGCCACGCCCGCCGAGGATCACCAAGCTCCGCCAGTTGCCCTCGGGAGCAAGCTGATGCGGATGCGCCCAGAAGTCGAAGAGATAGGGCAGCGAGGCCAGGGCGTTAGGGCTCAGGTTCGACAGAAATTCCGCCTGCACGTCTATCGGCGCGGAGGCAATCCAGGAGCCGCCCGACTTCAGTCCGGGCGGCAGCAAGGTCAAGCGGCGCGGTGCCGAACGCGCCGGTTCGGCCATTGACATCGGTTTCAAATTTCAGCCTTTCCCTGGTGAGGGACTGAAAGGTCTCCCTCAGCCGGACAATCGCCTTGGTCGCCTGGGTATCGGTAACCCGTTCGTCGAGTTGCCCGATCCGTTCGATCAGCCCCTCGAAGTCGGCGAGCGCCAGCCTGAGCGACAGGATCGCCTGCCTGAGCGCCGCCTCTGCATCCCTCTCGTCCACGGAGGGTAGGATCGCGTCCATGATTGGGGAGCACCCGCCTTTCCATCCGAAATCCGGGCACGAAAAAGCGGCCACGGGGAACCTCCCCGGGCCGCTGCCCATTTCATCCATCATGCAGGTTTTCTACTTTAGAGCGTTCGCAAAGTCAAGCGCTATCTTTCTGGTTGTTCTGGCCAGGCGTACGCCACGGTTAACAAATCATTGATTTTCCCGCTGCGCCTCGATCTCCCGCCACCGCGCGACATTCGCGTTATGCTCCTCGAGCGTGCGCGCGAAGGCGTGCCCTCCCGAGCCATCTGCCACGAAGTAGACGAGGTCGGTCTCCTCGGGGTTGAGGGCCGCCACGATGCTCGCAAGCCCCGGGTTTGCGATCGGCGTGGGCGGCAGACCGTCGATCACGTAGGTGTTCCACGGCGTCCTCGCCCGAAGTTCGCTCTGCCTCAGACCGCGCCCGAGAACCCCTCTGCCCTCGGTCACGCCATAGATCACCGTGGGGTCCGTCTGAAGTCGCATCCCGAGGTTCAGCCGGTTGACGAAGACACCCGCCACCGTCCCCCGCTCGTCCGCCACCCCGGTCTCCTTCTCGATGATCGACGCGAGGATCAGCGCCTCCTCGGGTGTCTCGATCGGGAGGTTCTCGTCCCGGTTCGCCCAGGCCTCGGCGAGGCGGGTGGCCTGCAATTGCGCCATCTCGGCCAAAAGCGCGCCCCGGTCGTCGCCCGCGCGCACCTCGTAGCTGAAGGGAGCCAGGGTGCCTTCGGCCGGCACTTCCTCGATTTCGCCCGTCAGGAAATCCGCCTTGCGCAACGCTTCGACGATCTGCCAGCTTGTCGCACCTTCGGCGAGCGCGATCCGGTAACGCGTGTCGGACTTCTCGCGCACCTCGCCATAGCCCTCCGCCGGTTCCCCCTCGGGGTCGAATTCGAGGATGGTCTCGAACCGGTTGGTGGTCGGGTCAAGCTCCCGCACCTCGACCTCCTGGCCGGTCACCCCGATCCGGTAGACCACTTCGGTCCCGCAGGTGCTCCGCCCGCCCCGGGTGACGATATCGACGATCTCTTCCATGCTGGCGCCGGCCGGAACGAGAAAGCTCCCGGCCTTCAGGTCGTCGGCCTTGCCGGAATATTCCGCTCCGAGCCTGAACACCCGCGCGTTCCGCACCGCGCCCCGGTCGGCCAGCTCGTCGCCGAGCCGCGCCATGCGCATGTTCGGGCGCACCTCGAGACAGATCGGTTCCGTAAGCGGCCCCTCGCCGGAATACTGCGATTGTCCCCAGCCGATCAGCCCGGCCAGTGCGATCAGCGCAACGATGAAGACCGTCAGCGCATTCGCCGCGATATGCCGCCACATCAGCCTTCGGCCCTCCCCAGGACGAGCGAGGCGTTGGTGCCTCCGAAGCCGAAGGAGTTCGACAAGGCGATGTCGATCCTGCGCTCCCGTTTCTCGTTCGGCGCGAGGTCGAGCCGCGCCTCCACATCGGGATTGTCGAGGTTGATCGTCGGCGGCGCCACCTGGTCGCGCAGCGCGAGAATGCAGAAGATCGCCTCAACCGCGCCCGCCGCGCCCAGAAGATGCCCGATAGAGGATTTCGTCGAACTCATCGT